AACAAAAGGTACTTTATGCTTAATGAGATATTCTAGGGCCGCTGTTTCTAGGGCCTCGGCAATCACGGCACTCCACTCATCCTCGGTAATGTTGTCAACAAATCCATGCGTTTCTGCAAAGTCAATAAGACGGTGAAAATTGACCGTCTTGTCGGGGCCGTTCATGCGCCCGCCTTGTCCCACGTTTCCGCCTCTTTTTCGGTCAAACAACCGGCGTGCACCCGGTGCGCCTTGTCTGAAAAAAGCCCCCCAAACCATTCGCCATACACCATGTCGGGGGTCACATCTTCATCCATCCCTATAAGTTCCGGGCACCGATCACATTCCGTAGCCATGCATTCTGCGCAGGAATAGCCGTCTCGATATTCTTCCGTGCCATCTTCAAACTCATAATAAGTGTCGGCGGGAAGCCTGTTAACGAATCGTCCCGATCCCCAATCGGTAGAGTGGTCGCAAAAAATGCACGGATACGGGTGTTCCATATGCTTGTTCATGCCTTGCTTTCCATAACCAGCCGGGCCTTTGGGTCGAACTCGAAATGATAATCTGTTTCCAACCACATCCACCCGCCGCTGGTCGAGTGTGGAAGAACAACTTCCACCATGTCTTCTGCCAGAATGTTCCCCTCGCGAATGAATTGCGCAATGTCCTCTTCTCCTGCGTCAAGGGGGACGTTTATGTCGAGGCACAAGTCAGTTTCCATCCTTGCATTTACCCGGACCGTTTTATGCGTTTTGCTGTTCATGATTACCCTTTCTCCCGGTGATGAGGCCAGCCTGTTGCCGACCCTCGGGCATATTATAGACACCGGTATGCGATAATGTAAAGCATTACCCGTTAGAACGTAAAAAAAGCCCACGATTAAGCGGGCTAAATTGTGGATAAAAATTAATTTAATTTAATTTCGCTGGCGGCACAACTCACTCTTGGGGGCAAAAGTTGAGTTATTCACAGCCTTTCGCCCTATTTTTTACGGTGTCAAGTTTTTTTTCCACTACAGGGCCCTTGCCTTTCCGGCCCGAAAAGCCCTGTTTATGGGGGTTTCAGCCAATCCCCGCAAAGTCGAATGGTATAATGGTGTTATCGATCAGGTGTAATCTGATCCGTTCTTTAACAATTCGGTGCAGCACCCTTTCTTAAATAAACTAGGAGACGTAATCATGACAATCGTTAATAGCAAAGCACTAGACCCCGACTTATTCGAGGGCACTATGCCGGAAGAAGTCTTTCAGCATTTTAAAGAAGGCGAATATGAATGGTTTGTGCTAACCCCTAACTCTTGGGGTCGAAGTGAATCGTCTGAATATGAGGCTAGGAAAAAGGCACTTTCATATATTGAATGGTCTTGCATAAGTTCCGAACGCAAGGAAGTTCCCGTAATTATTTATCAAATTAAAGCCGGGTTAGACCTAGACTTAGACCGGTTTGATAAACTAAATTGGGAGGGCGATGATAGGGATATTCATAAAATAGCTAAAGTAAGATTTAAACGGCCCAAACGTGCAACAGGCTGGGCTTATGGAGCCACGTTAAAGTAGCCGCACGATTCAGCCCCGCTTCGGCGGGGCTTTTTTTTATCCATAGTCTTTTTGTTCGCCCCTTTCAAGAGCTTCGCCGTATGCTTGGTGGTAGTCCAAGACCTGCTCGGCGGTCATATCCGCTTCGTCAACTTTTTGACCCTTTCCCGTGCCGTTCGGCCAAAAGTGCGGCTCGGGTAAACGGTGATACCAATAATCGGCGGCTCCCCTGTCCCCTGGTTGCCCGTGTTTATCTTTTTCCACGATTATTTCCCCTAGTTTTCCGCCTCGGTTTCTTTTCAAAACTATCTACGGCGTCCTTGCCATAAAGTAGAACTGCCAACCATTTGATTAAAAACATTAAAACCCCTCAAGTCAGGTAAAAAAGATATATAACTATATAGAATTAGATGGGAACAATCAACTGAAACACACTTTCCCACTCGAAAGGCTCTTCGGTTTTAAAAACAGCGTCAACCTTCAGGCCTTGCATCTTTAAATCCATCGCGTCCCGCCCATGATGCAGAAAAAGACAAGCCGGATTATTCTTTGTGATCATCTTCAGGGTTAATACCCAGACGCTGGCGTGGCGGTGTTGAGAAAGCCATGCGACTTGATGCGGGCGCAACTCAACAGCGTTACCCTTAGTTGCCTTTAACTCAATGAAATGAAACCCGCCTGATTCATCACACAACAACACATCTGGGACACCCGGAGTCGCCCAAGTTTCAAGACGTGTCGCTGTCAGCTTCCTCGGGCTTTTCTTCAATTCGCTTTTCATCTGTTTCCAAAAGCCGCTTTCGCGCTTTGTTGCGATTTTGGGCATTGCCCCCTCGCGTGGCAACAGCTTCGATAGTGACTGGGGCATAACTATGTTTGATCTCCTTTAGTGCACTGAGGACTTCTTCTCGGGTCATCGAATCAATACTACCGTGTCTGATTTCAGATTTGCTAACGTAGATGTCCCCTTGCGCCATGCCCCGGCGATACTCTGCCTGAACCGCCGCCGAATACGCGCCGTTAGTCATCGCGACATCCCGAATGGTTTGTAAGTCCCGCAAATGCCGTTGATAGTTGACGCCGTACTTTTGATCTAACTCAGTCCGATACGCTTGAATTTGCGAGACAACGTGCGGACTCATGTGCGGGTTGGTCAGTTCGTAAGCACGTGTGTGTGCGCTTGAAGCGGGGTAACCGGCATTGATGGCAGCCTCCCGCATTGTAATTTGCCCGTCCTTGGAAACAAGTTCTTTAACAAACAGCTCTTGCCGCCTGGTTAAGGGTTGGGCTTTGTGCGCCTTTGGCCTACCCGCCTTTCGCGGAACAACCACCGGATCAGACTTTGCCTTGGTTTTACGGGTCACTTATTTCTCCAGTGATTTTCAGAAAGTTTGCCTTAAAACGCCTTTCCTGTATAGGGCAATCTGAAAAAAGAAAATAAAAAAAAACAAATCTCAAACCGCATTGACGCATTTTTGCCTATTAGTTACATAAACTATTGATAGGTTACATTATTAAAAGTGACTTTGTGTTACCACTAAGTAATTGTATTTAAAAACATTTTGTACTAAAGTTACATGGTTACACTGGTTACGGGTATATTTAAAGAAAATATTTTTTTTATATTTGAGATGCCCTATACCAGAAAGCGCAATTAACTACCTCAACCCACTAATATTCGCGCCCAAGCCCTTCTAATATTTAACTTCAGCAACTCTCTTTCGGCAAAAGTCAAAACCTGGTCGTTCCCCAGTCGCTGGACGCGGTCGTTAACCACATCTTCAACCTGCTTGACCGCCCACTCCCAATTTACATCGCTGATCCGTTTGTCGGTTTCCACGTATCCACCTCCGCATACCATTTTCCGTTACGACTTTCACACACTTGCGCGTTGATCCAGTCCCCTGTTTGCTCCGTGAGCCACGACACGAGTTCTTCTCGCTTTATACTAAGGTTACACTTCACCCATTCGGGGGCGTTGTCCCGTGGTTTTTTAGCCATGAGGCCGTTAACAAATACTTTTTCCGTCATTTTTCTTCTCCCTTGAAGTTTTTAGATTGCGAAGTCCCTGCATATATGCCAAAAACGGCGGCCATTGCCCCGACTACGACGGAAACAAGCCCGGCTTGCTCAAGATTTGGTGTATCTAGGGTCATGAACCACGTGACAACCTCGTACAGCAGGTAGATGTAGACAGAAACGAATGCTCTGGGGAATATACGCCACGCATCGACAGTTTTAGCCAAGTGTACCCACTTATGATAAGGATTTGCGCCAATGTTGTTTGTTGTTACCTCAAGTTCGAGGTCTACTCTTTTTTTGATTGGTGCATCCATCGCTATTCTTCCTCTTTCTCTTCTTTTCGAGTCGGGTCGTTGTCCCGATAGTATTTTATAATATGGAGATTCTGTTTTATATAACGTCTGATGGCGGCCAGGTTGTTTGCCAAACTCTCATAGGCTTGAGCCGTCAATGCATAATACGCCACGGCGGGCGCATTTCCTGCATCATAATTTTCAATGTACTCACGCATAATACCGGTGTTTAAAATAATCCATTTAATTTCGGCTGGCGTAAGGCCCTCGGGCAGCGGCGGGTGATACATGGGCGCTGGCACAGTAATCGTGACAACCTCAACGGGAGCCACGACAGGCACTGCTGACTTACCAAGCAAGCCGCCCAGCGTTGAACAACCGCTTAACAGTAAAACACTACTCAGGACTAGGAGTTTCATCGAATTGCCTTGGGTTAGTTAAGTCAACAAACTGCTGGTTAACCC